CTCGTTGAACCGCCAGCATTTTTGGCGATGGCTAAATTTTTTTTGAAAAAAACTGAGATATACAATGTTTGATGATGACACAAACGCAGATCGGCTCCTTGAGTATTTTAAAACGATACCAAATGACAAATTAATTGTCAACCTGTATTTGTCGTATTTGGCTGCAATAGATTTTATTATGCACATGCGGCTCGATAGAGAATATGTAGAATTTACAGAAATGCAAAAGCGAAAAAAGCAACAAGCGGACCCAATGAAAGAATATCTAAAACACTTAGAAGGCAAAACAGATTGGGACACAGAACATTAACCAGGGGATAACATGAGTAGACGTAGCAAATTTACCGAACCAGTAATTAAACGCATTTTACATGCCATCCGCATTGGCAGCACATATCAGATTGCCAGTGAATACGCAGGCATATCGGAGGTTACGCTATACAATTGGATTAAGCAGGGGCACAAACAAACCAAAGGCAAATTTAGGGATTTTTTGGACCAATTAAGAGTAGCCGAGGCAGATAGTGCAGTCGGTGCATTGGCTTGCATCCAAACGGAAATAAAACAGGGCAATTTAAAAGCTGCGTTTTTTTTGTTAGAACGTCGCCATAACTACAAACGGGAGTGGCAACACCACAGAGCAAACACCATTAGGGCCGAGGCTCCAAAGCAAGCCAAATCCGAAACAATAAAAGACACGCTAATTGAACAGGCAAGCGATTTGCGCACAGCAATGCAAAGTGCCAGCAAATCCGAGTCATGGCAAGCATATGCGGCACTACAAAGGCAATTGTTACAGGTTATCCAGCAAATGCAAACCATAAAAGACGAGGAGGCACAGATCGACAAAATGGATGTCTTATCAGACGAGCAATTGCTCGGCGAGATTACCAATGTCATAATTGCATTGCCTCCACTTGCACGCCAGCGCATCATGTCCGAGCTTAGTATCCTATCAAATGATAACGTCATCCCATTAAAAAAATGATATGCTACAATTTAAAAAATACAGTGGTGATAAAATGTTAGAAATCGCAATTGCATGCGTTGTTGGTTTGATCCTTGGCGTCGGCGGCACAAAAGCAGTGGACGCAATAAACAAAAAAAATGCACCTCCAATTGTAATCGAGGACAAACGAGGCGAAAAAGAGCAGGAGGTTATTAAGCAACTGACCAACCTTGATGTAGCATTGCAGCTGTGTCAAGATGACAAAAACCCGGGCCTGTGTCGTGAGTTAATTTGTTATCAATTTGGCAAAGGTGTAGGGAGCCAAACAAGCCAAAAACAATGCGAGGCAATTACCAACATAAACAATAGCATAATCCTGTTTGATTACTGCAAAAAACAGGATGATTTTGACAAATGCATTGACGTATTTTGGCGGCGCAAGTGAGCAAGCCTCTTGTCAATTTTGCCAAGCGTTTAAAATCGCTAAAAAACCGCACGACAAAGGACCCTTTGTCATGGTGGCGTCCTACAATACCGCAAAGTCGGTTTATCAATGATAAGAGCAAAATAAAGCTGTTATTGGGCGGCAATCAGGTAGGCAAAACATCGGCGGCATGCGCATTGTTGATATACCATTGCCTTGGGATACATCCTGATTATGCAGTAGACCCCCCGCCGATTGAAGCTTGGATAATCACACACAGTATTGAACAGTCCAGAACAATACAAGCCAAGTTATGGGATATGTTGCCAAAACAAGAGCTATGCACAAGCGTGGAATTTGTGCGGGGCCGGGGTTTTCGTGGTGTTACTCCCTTGGTTACATTTGCCAATGGCTCAATTATACGCATCAAAACAGCAAATCAAGGTCTTGGCTTAGCGTCGGCATCGTGCAACCTTGTTGTGATAGACGAGCCCGTGCCAGCGGAGGTTTTTAACGAATGTTTGGCCCGTACTTTGCGAGGCGGTGCCGGAGGCAAGGCAGGAACATTGGCTATATCTATGACGCCGGTTGGCAATGTTGACGTGCACTACATAAAAGATATGGTCCACAATAAACAAATATCATGCACAAACGCCCCTTTAACCGTGGAAATGACGCAACCAATTGGCTTAAAGCCCTTGCTTACACAGGCACAGATTGACAACATAACAGCCGGGTATCTCCCAATAGACCGGGAGGCCCGGATATATGGGAGCTTCGACGTAACGCCGCAGGGCGTAATCTTTGACAAATTTGATCCTGCTACAATGATAATCAACAGGCCATGCCCCCCGGCCAAAATGTACAAATACAGTGTTGGCATTGACCACGGAACGGCCCCGGGCTCCCAATGCGCAATACTGGCAGCGATAAACATGGAAGATCCACAAAATCCAGAGGTATATATTTTGGCTGAGTATGTAAGCGGAGGCAGTGCTACACCAGAGGACCACGCCCGGGGCATATTGGATATGTTAAAACGTCACCATGTTAGGCCCGAACTGTGCAAGTGGACTGGCGACGGCGACCACTACGGCGGACGAGGCAAAACAGGGATGCACATGAGTAACCTTGTTTTGATGCGAGCATTTGAACGTATACTCGGCTTGCATCATCGTTGCTTACCGTGGACTATACGCAAAGCCATAAAAAAACGCCACAGTGTATATTTTAGTGCGTCCATGATATACGCTTTGCAAAGTCGCAAGCAATTTTTTGTGCGGGCCGAATGCCAAAAGCTTATACAGTCCATGCAAAATTGGACGATGAAAAGAAACTCGTCCGATAGGTCAAGGGACCCGCATGGCCATGCAATAGATGCAATGCGTTATTGCATTATGCCTATAATCGATTACAAATACATTACTCCTCATAATATACGGATAGCATGATGCGGAATTACAACATACCAGCAAAACCAATGGCCCCAAATCAGTACGACCAAGAACGCTGGGAACACACAGGCATGCGCCGGCGCATGATACAGGGCAAATACGAGGAGGACTTAGAGCACGAATTGGCTCGGCATTTGCCAATGGATAGACGGGAAGCTTGGGGGCCTGCCGATTTGTCATCCAATGTACTAGAGAACGTAACCAGGCAATTATCTATGCTATATCATGCAAGCCCAACAGTAACGCATCCAGATTACGACGTTGCACCTTTGTTTGGTCGTGATGGATTGGTAATAAAGGCCGGGCTTTGGCCACTTATGCAACGTGTACAGCAAATGGCATTGGGTCTTAGAGAATGCATTGTGCGTATTGATGCCCCAAAAAATGCGGGCCTGCAATATCGTTTGGTTACTCCTGATTTTGTGTATGCCGAAGCGCATCAGGATGCCCCCGACGTGCCCGTCTATTATCAAGAATTGCGATTGCGTTTTAATGCCCTAAAGGGCAAAGGTGAATGGGTAGCCGACTGTCTTGACATATCAGATCTTGATAATCCAAAATTTGCACTGTACAAAATCGACAGTGACGGCACAAAGGCAGAGGATGTCACAGAGCTATACCTTGGCCATGGTCCTATGGTTGGCGATGCCTACCCGTATAGAGACAGTACAGGCAGACCCTTTTTGCCGTTAGAGATATACAGAGCGGAGAAAACAGGACAGCTGTTTAACCCTTACGATGCCAGTCAACTCGCCTATGGTTCCCTGACATCGGGCGTTTTGTGGTCGTTTTTTACGCATGCACTACGCGATGCGTCATGGCCGCAAAGGTACGCGGCAGGCCTCATGCTGCAGGGGCTTACACAGCAAGATACTGCCGTCGGTGCACGACGCGCCACAGTATCAACAGATCCAAGTAGCATTTTAATGTTTGCCAGCGATCCCGATATAGGCCAACCAATGATTGGTCAATTCCAAGCCGGTTGCGACCCACTGCAATTGTTAGAGTCAATTAGCAAATATGAGATACGTGTCAGCACTGCGGCTGGTATCAGTGGCGATATATTGCGACAAAGTGGCGACCCGAGGAGCGGTTATGCGATTTCAGTATCGAGATCTGGACAGCGGGAAATGAGCAAACGCTATGCAATTGTGTTTAGAGGGGTGGACGAGTCTCTAATTGCAAAGTCTGCAATGATGGCCAATTTATTTTTAGGGCAAAGCGCACCTGAAAAAGGGTATAGAGTTGTATATCCACAAATCCCCCTATCACCCGAGGAAATGAAAGCCCAAAGAGAGGACGTAATACAAAAACTTGCGGCAAATTTAATCAGTCCAGTGGACGCAATACAGATGCTTAATCCAGATCTTGACGTGGACGGGGCCAAAGCAGAATTAATGCGCATACGCAGAGAACGTGCAGAATTTATATAAACAAACAGGAGATAAAACAATGAGTGACGAACAAACACCCCAAAGCCAAAAAATGTATACACAAAGCCAAATGGAGAGCATTATCAAAGAACGCATCGCCAAAGTGGCAAAGCGAGCAAACGAGGCAGAGGCACAAATTAATAACCTAACAAGCCAATTGGATGCGCAAAAAAACAGCTTGGGCACTGTGGATATGCTATCACAGCAATTAACCGAGCTAAAAGAAAAATTAAGCAAATCCGAGCGCAAATATCACAGACACACAACGATTGCAAAACATGGCCTATCATCGGATATTGTAGACGCAGTAGAATGGGCATATGACAAAGAAATGGCGAGCCTAAAAAAGAGTGATAGAATACCGCTTGAGGATTGGATAGACATACACAAAAGCAACCCACAAACGGCCCCGGCTATATTGCGGCCACATTTGCAAGCATTGCAACCACCTGCACAAACAGAACAAGCACAAACGCAAACGTCACAAACGGCACAACCACAGACGCCACAGACGCCACAAACCAAATATCCAAACGTCAATGCCAATGCCCGTCCTAACATACCCGAGGGCCAAGACATCATAACCAGGGCAATGCTTGACCCGGACTTTTACAAGGCCAATCGAGACAAAGTATTGGATGCCTGGCGGGGCCAAAGAAAATCACTTAGGGACGTGTAATCATGGCAATAGATTTGTCCGGTGTGTCGGTATACCCGCACTATCATAGTTTTGATTGCAACACTGTTGCCAATGAGGTGCAATTGCCAGATGGTTGCGACCAAATCGAGATAGAGAATTGGCATAGTGCCAATGATTTGTACATTGGACAAAACAACCAAACTGACGGGCAAACGTGGGATAATGATTATCAATTTGTGATACCAGCAAAGCAAGCAAAAAAAATCCTATTGTCAAGGGGCCCGGCACGTGCTAAAAAGATATACATTGCAGCAAGCACCAGCACAATACCCGTCAACATTGAATTGGTCAATAAATAATGGTTTTCACTTTTACCACGGCTCCCAAATTGCGTATGGACAAAGAAAACATAACAAACCAAATAGATGGCAGTAGGCAAACATTTGGCATCAGCACGCCATACGAGGCAGGCACAATTAGGGTATACTGGAACGGCGTTCGGCAGATCGTCGGAGTAACGTTCAGCGAACTAAACAGCACACAGATTTTAACTAATTTTATACCAGAAACAGGAGATTATTTGGTAGTGGAGTACATACCACTATAACGCAAACATCATATATCTCTTGAGGAAAAAAAATGGCTATACAATTAGTATCAAATCAGATTATTGATAGTATTATCACAACTGATAAATTAGGAGCTAATGTAGTAAGTCCCGCCAAGGCTGATTTATCGGCTGTGTGGGCATTTACGGCATTACCGCAAACAAACGCAGACCCGACACAGGCCAACGACCTTTGCCGCAAATCCTATGTTGACGGCCTCATACAGGGCATGCATTGGAAGGATTCGGTACGTGTCAAGTCTCCGAGCAATGTGGACGTATCATCCGCCCCGGCTACCATTGACGGCATCACAATGTCGGCAGGTCAAAGAGTGCTTCTCAGCAACCAAACAACCGACAGCGAGGACGGACTTTGGGATTACAACGGAAGCGGGTCGGCAATGTCTCGCACATCGGATGCAGACACCTTCCAAGAATTAAACGGTGCAGCTGTCTTTATTCGCGAAGGAACCTCGGCAAATGAGGGCTACACACAAACCGCAGAATTAGCCAGTGGTTTTGCGGGCCAAACATGGGCTCTTTTCAGTGCTACCCAAGGCGGACGCCAAGCAGGTGCCGGGCTTGCTTTGGCATCTAATACATTGTCTGTCAATGTAGACGATGCAAGCATTGAAATTAATTCTGACAACTTAAGAGTAAAAGCAAACGGAATTGGTACAAATGAGATCGGCAACGGGACCGTAACCAATGCAAAATTGCAAAACAGCCAAGTCACAATTTCGTCAGGCTCGGGATTGCAGGGCGGTGGCGGCGTTACCTTGGGCGGTTCGTCAACATTATCAGTGAAAATAGATGGCTCTTCGCTTGTCGCCTCTGGAACTGGAATTAAAATTGCCGACGACGGTGTGCAATCCGCACACATTGCCGACGCTGCGGTAGTTTCAGCCGCTATAGCTGACGGTTCGGTAATTCTGGATAAGCTTAGCAACCTATCATCGGCGCAGATCCTTGTCGGTAATGCCAGCAACCGTCCTGCCTCTGTGTCTGTATCTGGAGATATCTCCATTAGCAACAGTGGTGTAACAGCTATACAAGCATTGGCCGTACAAACTGGCATGATTGCCGATAGTGCCGTAACAAACGGAAAATTAGCATCATCAAGTCTATCAGTCACCGCAGGCAATGGCCTATCCGGTGGTGGTGCCATTTCCCTCGGTAGCTCGGGAGCTTTGGCCGTCTCTGCGGATGGCTCCACAATTTCTGTATCTGCCTCGGGTGTAAAAGTGGCCGACGGGTCAATTGGCGCAACACAGATTACCAATGCCAGCATCACAGCTGCCGAGCTCGCATCGTCATGCGTAGAAACTGCCAAATTAAATAACTTGGCTGTTACAGGCCCAAAGGTTGCCGATAATGCTTTGTCATTGGGCAAACAATCATGGAGACCAAACAGCGAGGCATTTAACGCAACAAGCGCAACCAAATACGATTTAGGGCAAACTGTCGCTGCGGCATTTCATCCGGGCGTCCAAGTATATCA